GCATTTGTAGAAGATGCAGCAACATTCTATACCTCTACCTATCCTGTTATTTCATCTGGTAAAACTTCTAGGGTGATTATTACTTCTACTGCTAATGGTATTGGCAATACTTTTCATAAAATTTATGAGGGTGCAGTTCAGTCAACAAATGAATTTAAACCCTTCAGAGTGGATTGGTGGGACGTTCCAGGGCGTGATGAAGAGTGGAAGAAACAAACTATCTCAAATACTTCAGAACTACAGTTCCAACAAGAATTTGGAAATACCTTCTTTGGCACAGGTAATACTCTTATCTCTGCTGATGCACTAATGAATATGAAAGCAGTAAATCCTATTGTTGACCTTGATAATGTAAAAGTCTATGAAGAACCAAAAGCAAACCATGATTATATTATGACTGTAGATGTTGCTAAAGGTCGTGGTCAAGACTATTCTACATTTAATATTATTGATATATCAACTACTCCATTCAAACAGGTTGCTTGTTATAGAAGTAATATGATTTCACCAATTCTTTTTCCAGATATTATTCATAAATGGGCAAAGAGATATAATGAAGCATATGTTATTATTGAATCAAATGATGCAGGTTCTGTAGTTGCCAATGGTCTTTACTATGATATTGAATATGAGAATATGCATGTAGAGTCTATGATTAAAGCAAATGCAATTGGTATGACTATGAACCGTAAAGTAAAGCGTATTGGTTGTTCTAATCTAAAAGACTTAATTGAAGAAAAAAGACTACATATTGTTGACTTAGATACAATTAGTGAGTGTTCTACTTTTGAAGCAAGACGTGATTCCTTTGAAGCATCCGATGGTAACCATGATGACTTGGTTATGAACTTGGTTATGTTTGCATGGTATGTTGGTAGTGAAGCATTTGTTAATCAAACTGATGTAACAATGAAACAATTACTATATGAAGAAAAGATGAAAGCAATTGAAGATGAGATTACACCAATAGGAATTATTGATGATGGTGTAAAAGAAGAAGAAAGAGAAGTATCTGGTGGTGATGTTTGGGTCTCATACCCTACAGAAATGTTCTAAAATCAGATATTTATAAATATATTTGTGTTTTGAAACTGACTTATTATGAGCAACTTATTATTAATTCAAACGAAAAAGAGGAAGACTCATGGCTTTTTTCACGCCTTCACTGTCTCCAGCTGTAGTTGTTCGTGAGTTTGATCTCACGGGTATTGTTCCAAACGTTGGCACCATTACTGGTGTATTCGTAGGTAACTATCGTTGGGGTCCAGTTGACAAACCTACCTTTGTAGATAACGAAGCAAGACTTGTTTCTTTGTTTGCAACTCCAGATACAAACACAACCGTAGATTTTCACACTGCGGCTCACTTTTCTAAGTATTCTAATCAACTTCTTAACATTCGTGCTGTTGATGCCTCTGCATTTAATGCTTATGACTCGGATGCAAGCACAAGCTTTGCTAGTACAAGATCAACCAGACTTGTTAAGAACGAAACTCACTTTACCGACTTGCGTAGTGCTTTAGATTCTGATGCACATAGTTTCATTGGTAAATATCCAGGTTCTCTTGGCAACTCACTTCAGATTCAAATGTGTTCTTTTGACACAAACGATTCTGCATTTGAAACCTGGTCGCTGAGAAATCAGTTTGATCAAGCACCAGGCACTTCTACCTATCTTGCAGGTAAGAATGGCACGAATGATGAAGTGCATGTGGCTGTTATTGACCAAGATGGCCTGTTTACTGGAACTAAAGGTGAAGTTCTAGAGACATTCCCATATCTGTCTCTGGCAAGAAATGCTAAAAACGCAGACGGTTCAACAAACTATATTGCTGATGTACTGAACAACCAGTCAGACTATATCTGGCTTGTAGATGCCGCTAATATTGACTCTGACTATAGAGTTGCCGGTGCAGGTACAGATGCTGCTGACTCCGGTGCTGACTACTCGCTGATTTCTTCTGCACAAGGTGTAAAGACCATCAGTCTCGTAAATGGTGCTAACTCTGGAGCATTGGGCACACAAGAATACTACGATGGATTTGGTCTCATCGAAGATGTTGACGCATATCAGGTAGATTTCTTGATTGCACCTCCAGTAACTATTACTAATGGCGCTAATCTCACTGCCGATGGCATCATTACAAATCTCAATAGAATCGCTGCTGTAACTCGTAAAGACTGTGTAGTGGTCGCTTCGCCTCCAAAAGCAGCAGTAATCAATACAACTACTCCTGTAGATGATACTATTGAGTTTGCTAACTTGCTACCATCCAGTTCTTACACTTTCCTTGATAACAACTACCTCAAGGTATTTGATAAGTACAACGATCAGTACATTGACATTCCGGCTAACGGTTCTACTGCTGGTCTGATGGCACAGTCTGATCAGGATACTGCTCCTTGGTTCTCACCTGCTGGTCTGAGAAGAGGTCAGTATTTTGGTGCTATTGATATTGCGCATTCGCCAACTAAAGCGGATCGTGATAGACTCTACAGAGCAAATGTAAATCCGATTGCGAATATTCCAGGTGCTGGTATTACGCTGTTTGGCGATAAGACCATGCTGAGACGCCCATCCGCATTCGACCGAATCAATGTTCGTCGTTTGTTCCTCACACTTGAAAGAGCAATTGCAAGAGCAGCAAAGTCTGTACTGTTTGAATTCAACGATGAATTTACTAGAGCAGAATTTGTGAACCTTGTAGAACCTTTCCTCAGAGAGGTAAAAGGTCGTCGTGGTATCACGGACTTCCGTGTAGTTTGTGACGAAACAAACAACACACCTGAAATTATTGACCGCAATGAATTTATTGCCACTATCTTCATCAAGCCTGCACGTTCTATCAACTTCATTACTCTGAACTTTGTTGCTGTTAGAACTGGTGTAGACTTTGAAGAAGTAGTTGGTCTGTCATTCTAAACCGCTTAACTAGGAGATAAAAAATGGCTATTTTAGGAGTCGATGACTTCAAAGCAAAACTGAAAGGTGGCGGTGCTAGAGCTAATCTATTCAAGGCAACTGTCAACTTTCCAGGATATGCTGGTGGTGATGTAGAACTTACATCTTTTATGGTAAAGGCTGCACAGCTTCCAGGCTCTATTATGGCAGAGATTATTGTGCCATTTAGAGGTCGTGAACTGAAGATTGCTGGTGACAGAACATTTGATACATGGGATGTTACAGTAATCAATGACACTGACTTCAACGTTCGTAACGCTATGGAACGTTGGATGAACGGTATCAACGGTCACACCACCAATGAAGGTCTTACTAATCCAACTGACTATCAGGCTGATCTTATTGTAGAGCAACTTGATAAGAATGGTGATACATTAAAGACTTATAACTTCCGTGGCACTTTCCCAACTAACGTTTCTCCGATTGAAGTGTCTTATGATGCTACTAACTCAATCGAAGAATTTACTGCTACTTTCCAAGTGCAGTACTGGGAATCTGACACAACTAGCTAATAACGCTATAAATATGAGATAGGGAGGGATATTTCTCTCCCTATTATTATATACACTTGGAGAAGTACTTTGGCAGACGATAGTTTAAAATTATTCGGATTTGAAATCAAACGAGCAAATAATAAAAAGCAGAGTGAACAACTGCCTTCTATCGTTCCACCATTGGATGATGATGGTTCAGGTTATATTACTGCTTCTGGTAGTCATTATGGTTCATATGTAGACCTGAGTGGTGATCAAGCAAAGGACGATAAAGATTTAATTAAAAAATATCGCACCGTGGCAATGCACCCAGAAGTGGATGCTGCTATTGAAGATATTGTAAATGAGGTCATCTCAGGTGAAGATGATATTGTTGAACTCAATTTAGATGATGTTGCCATTTCAACGTCTATTAAAAATCAAATCAAAGAAGAATTTGATGGTGTCATGGGTATGTTAGACTTTAAGAACTATGCACATGATATTTTTCGCAGATACTATGTAGATGGTCGTATCTATCATCATTTGGTAGTAGACCCTAAGAATCCGAGTAATGGTATTCAAGAGGTTAGACCTATTGATGCTACTAAAATTCGCAAAATAAAAGAAGTCAAAAAAGAAAAAGACCCTACTACTGGTGTTGATATTATCAAAAAGGTAGATGAATATTATATCTACTCTGATGTAAATCAAACCAGATATACTAGCACTATGAAAGGTGGCACTAGTATAAAACTTTCACCTGATTCTGTTAGTTATGTGACTAGTGGTCTATTGGATAGTGGTCGCAAAAAAGTAGTTTCTTATTTACATAAAGCACTGAAACCTATTAATCAGTTGCGTATGATGGAAGATGCTTTGGTCATCTATAGACTTTCAAGAGCGCCTGAAAGACGTATTTTCTATATTGATGTGGGTAACTTGCCTAGAGGTAAAGCAGAACAATATCTTAAAGATATTCAGACAAGATATAGAAATAAACTTGTCTATGATGCAAATACAGGTGACCTAAAAGACACTAATAAACATATGTCTATGCTTGAAGACTTCTGGCTTCCTAGAAGAGAAGGTGGTAGAGGCACGGAGATTTCTACACTTCCAGGCGGGCAGAACTTGGGTGAGATTGAGGATATTATTTACTTTCAAAAGAAACTCTATAAAGCACTGAATGTTCCTGTAGGTAGACTTGATCCAGAACAAGCAGGTGGCGGTATTCTTGGTAGAACTACTGAGATTACTAGAGATGAGTTTAAGTTCCAAAAGTTTGTTGATAGACTGCGTAGAAGATTTTCTGAATTATTCTATAACATTCTCAAAAAGCAACTTCTTCTCAAAGGTATTATCACTGAAGAGGATTGGAATGAATGGAAGAATGATATTACTGTAGAGTATATCACAGACAATTACTT